CCCCCCCCCCCCCAGACTTTATAGTATAAAAAGCGCCAAGAGATTCAGGGTCCGCGTTTAACCGAACGCCAAGGACCCTCATCACTCAAGTGTGCTTTTACCTACTGCCGAATTAGCCAAGCGCCGAGCCACATCCCCGAGGTAGGCTAAGCCTTGCGGTCATTCCTTGGCGCCAAGCCGCTACCTCACTTTTCGCGTGGGCTAAGCCTCGGCTCCGCTCATTGCCGGAGTGAGCTAAGCCCGCGGATCATTCCTTGGCGCCAAGCATTCGTACTCACTTCTAAAATGTTCTAAATTGTTTCCAGAAATTCTACGCATGTCACATGGCCAAATTTCGAAGAAACGCAAGCGGAGTTCCGGGCCGGCGCGTAACCTTCTCGGCGCGTTCCGCGAAGCGGCGAACATCCTTTCCGGCGTCAGGAACGCGCAAACCCAAACACGGACGTTCACCCGCACCGCGAAGACAACTGAAAGTAGCTCGGCGGTGGGCGGGGTCGACCCGGAGTTTTCGGAAACCCAGTATGTCAAGATTCGGAAAGGGCCGAAGCGTGCGATCGGCCGCCCGTTCCCAACGAACACGATCCTCAACTACGACTCCACGGAGTCGGAAGGGAACGCTGGGCGTCTTCTCCTTGGGCAAATAGCGTGCTGCACGCGTGGGGAACTGGTTAAGATGCAAGAGAAAATGATCGCCCAGTCCCCTACATCGTTCCGGCCCGCGGACGATGCAACCCCAATCACCGCTTTCCAAGATAGTAACCTCCAATTATACCACCTATCCACCGAAACCATGGTTGATTTCACCAACTTCAGCAACGCTGGTTGTCACCTTCAAATATACGACGTCCATCCCAAACGCAATACCAGTTACGGCCCTAATACTGCGTGGGTGGAGGGCACACGTGACACGCAGGGTCACGATGCTGGGGCCTCTGAAATAGGTTTGTCCCAGCATGTCGTCGGCAGCAAACCCACCGATAGCGTGGAGTTCAGCCGGTTATGGGAAATCGACTTCAATCGCAAGATTTATTTGGGCCCTGGTGATACTCACCGGCATAGATCGTATCATGCGCCCCACAAACTGTTGGGTGCCGCCGAAATGTACTTCGAAGAAGACGGTTCAGCACCCTCCCTCACCTCATCCTTCATACACGGACACAGCCGGAGTATCCTATACTCGCTGTACGGTGTACCCGCCAAGATCATCGATACCGCCGTCACGGAAGTGGACGGTGTTGGCACGGAAACCCACCACGTCACGTACGCCCAGACCGACATCGGGATCATGATAACCCGCAAGGACCGGTTCAGCATGCTGGACTTCGGTGCTGGTGGGGACATAGATGTAGTCGGCTCTTTGTGGCCTGCAGTTACTACCGGCGCCATTAGGGAAGCTGATGGGGACGAAGTAGTCGTGGACACAATACCTATTTAGTTTTCTAGCCCTGAGATTTAGCACTTAGTAATTTAGGTTAGGGATCGTAGCGTATCAAGCAACGACTTAACATAAAGCGCTGTTAGATCACTTGTTAGGTAATATAAGTCGAGGGTGTATGTTTTTAAGGCTATTGTAGAGAGTAAATACATGTGAACCCGAACACTTAATTAGATCACTGCTTGCATAATACAGCCCTAGCCTTTCCTTAGTGTTAGGCCGTCTAGGCCTAACACTTAGGAACAACCTGATTTGGGTTAGGCCGTCTAGGCCTAACCCTAATGAGCAAAAGTCAAGTCCAATAAAATATATATTTTAGAAGTTTAATACAACCGTTCCCTAACTTCTACAACTACTGAGTTTCCCTCGTAAAACTCCTTCTCACTAAGACTAAGTAAGTTGTTACCCCTCTTATCTAAGGCAAAACGGTAGTCGTTGTGATGGTTGCATAAGAAGATCAACGGCTTCCCCCACTTGACCGACCGCTTCCGCGCGAACTTGTCCGTGAGGACCAACTCCTTCTGGCTCCCCCAAAGCGACTGCCGCGACGGACAAAATTCGAAGGAGATGTCGTCGAGGACGAGGTATTCCGCCTCGTTGTCCCACATCGTGAGGTTGAAGAGCCCGCACATGTAGATGTGTCGTCCAAGTGATCGCGCCCACTCAGTCTTGCCCATCCTCGTCGGCCCGACGACCATGAGGGTCTTCGGGCGGGAAGGTCGAACCTATTCAAAGTAGGCAAACTAGAATTAATTAAAGGAGGTTCGTGTGAACGAGCCGGGATGTCCGGAAAATGCTTACCTCTCCAAGACATTGAGCAACCCAATCGTCAGCCTCTGCTGGAACGATGAAGGACTCACGGGGAAACTCTGGTACGTATGTGCTTGGCGCGTTGAAGTGGTGCTGTGCGAAGGCGGCAAGTTCGTGGTACCGGAGGATGTATTCTTTGGGGAACCATTGGGATGCGTTGACGAGGAAGGATCCGGCGTCGGGGGATCGGAGAAGCTCACCCCAACTGTGGCGTTCTGTCGGCGCAACATAGTCGGGAACCTGTCCCCTAAAGGCGAACTCCCCTCCGTCCTTTCTAATGTACTTTCTTGTACGGGCGAGGTCCGAGGTTCCATTCTTGATTGGAATAATGTTCGGGTGTCGTCCGGCGAAGTCGAAGCTGGCCATCGTTCCCCGGTAGCGGCGGTCGAAGACGACGACGGCATGGAAGTGTCGTCCATCGTCTTGGTGGAACTCTTCGCAGACTTCGACCCAGTTGTCTCCGTCGTGAAACTCATGTAGGAATTCGGCGACAGTGTCGGTGGTGGCGAGTTCGTCTTCAGGAATTTGGGCCCACGTTATAAAGAATCGGAGAGCGTCGAGGTTGACCTCGTTGGCGGCGCGGGGCATTGATCGGAATGAGGGAGTGAGGAGGAGACGTATAAGATTCTGTCTCCTCCCACTCCCCCCCCCCCCCAGACTTTATAGTATAAAAAGCGCCAAGAGATTCAGGGTCCGCGTTTAACCGAACGCCAAGGACCCTCATCACTCAAGTGTGCTTTTACCTACTGCCGAATTAGCCAAG